ATGTACGTAGGGATAAAAAAGTTTACAAAACTACCCTTGAAAAATGAGAAATAAAAATTTAAATTTTAAGCGGTTAAAAAACAGTATTTATAAACTAATTTACAATAAAGAAAGTAAATGCTTGCATAACGTTATTCAATTGAATGATGATAGGCATTACCAGTCAAACAAAGACTTCATTTATTTCCTTTCTTAAAAAATTATATATATAAATCCCTAAACATGCGAAAGCGTAAAAATTTTTCCCCCATACTATACTCTTTTTTAATTTGAGATTTTTGTATAAAGAATATTAACTTTTTCTCTCTCTATAAGATTTTTTATATATATTTTGTATAGCCTTGGACGGGCTTTGTAAAATCCACACACAGGTAAAAACATGGACGAAACTAAAGATTGTTGCAACCCTTCAAATATTTGTGAAGGCAACTTAAGACATGAGTATCAAAATACGGAACTTTATGTTGGAACTAAAATTGTAAAAGGCGTTCCGATGACTGAAACAGACTTTTACAAAAACATTAAAAAAACTGACATTTCAGACCGCGATACTTATGGCGATGGCTATATGGTTATTTACGAAGATGGCTATGTTAGTTGGTCACCAAAGAAAGTATTTGAACAATGCTATCGGCTTCTTTCAAATAAAGAAATCAACATGGCAAAGAATGTCATTCTGTAAAAATTTGAGATTTTTATAAAACATTTTCTCTCTCTATAAGATTTTTTTATTTATCTTTTGATAAGAGGATTTTGTTTTCTCCCCCTCTGAAAGGCTGCTTAGTTGATTCTAGGCAGTCTTTTTTTATGCCTTGTTTCGTACAAATTAACTTAATTTATATGTACAAACGTTAGTTTATGCGTATATTTATACACAAATTCATTAGTTTGTGTAATAAAATGTGTATATTATAGTAGTAATAGCACAAACAACCAACGGCGGACACTATTATGAAAGAACCAAACAGAAAAAATAGAATTGATGAGCTTGAAAAAGAAATCAACTTACTTAAAGAAAGAGTTACAAAGATAGAAGCATCTTTCAAAGTGAAAGTGATAGAAGAAAAACCTAAAACTTCGTTTATGTGAAATGCTAACAGATAAAGATATTAAAGATGGTCCGAAAACAAGGGCAGAGATGCTTGACGCTTTTAGGGCGAGTAGAAAGATAGTGTCTAGAAAAAGAAGAGGCGTTGCAAAAGAGCTCCCCGAAAGAAAGCTCATAAATTTACGGCGAGATTATTACAGTTGGATAAAAGAAAATTATTTTCCAATTTTGAAACATCCATCTTTTTTAGACCAGAACGATCCTAGTTTTCTACTAAATGCATGGCGTTCTTTTTGCACGATGTCACTTGTGCGATGTGGAAACCACTGCATTTTTTTATTATCTATCTATCCAGAGAGTGCGAAATATTTTATAGAGATCGGCAAGATAAAAAAAATATTACCTCTTCGTAGCTCCTTTGTTGATACGTATCGAGAAGGTGACGAATCTTATTCTGAAGAGAGAGTTAAAGTAGAAAAAGATTTTGCAGGGTGGTTTCAAGAGGCAAAAGAACAAATTAAAACACTACTTGCACAAGACTGCTATTTTTTTGGAAACGTTAAAAACAATTCGCCACAATATTTTATGGAAAAATTCGTTGTCGATAAAGAAAATAAAGAAGATAAAGACAGCGATGCAAAAACAGTTCAAGTTGATTTTAATATAATTTCTAGACAAAGTAACGCCAATGAAAATAAAAGTTAGCGTAGATATATCTGAGCAGCAATCAAGATTTATTCTTTCAGAAAAGAAGTTCACGGCATTTGTTGGTGGGCGTGGTTCAGGGAAGACTTTCATTCTTGGGCATAGAGCAGCAGGAAGAGCGGTAAATGGAAGGAATCAGCTCGTTGTTGGGAGAACATATAAAGAGCTTAGGCAAACGATCATCCCATCAGTTATAAACGCTTTAGAGCTTTATAGGGTCCCATTTAAGCAAAATAAAAATGACAACATCTTAACGCTTAAAAAAAGCAAGATTCTTTTTTTGTCTGGAGAAAATCCAGAAGCTATTCGGTCATATACAGACTATCACGACGGATATATAGATGAAGCCGCTTGGCAGAAGCAAATGGTAATGAAAAACTTATCCATGTGTTTGCGTGGTAAAGATGTTTTGAATCCTTCTGTTTCCTTTACAACAACACCAAGAGGCGGATCTTGGTTTAATTTGTTTGTAACGAAATCAAACCAAGAAAAATTAGAGCTAATAAAGTGTACCACTTTTGATAATCCTTTTTTATCTGAAGATTCTTTAGAGCTTTTCAAAGAGGCTTTATCTGGCGATGAGAAGCTAGCAAGGCAAGAACTATATGCTGACATGCTTTCAGAGTCTCCAATCAATGCTGTCATTCCAGATAGCTTAATCTTTATGAGTGATGTGCCTACAGACTTGCCTGTGTCTATTGGGATAGATGTTGCAAGGGAAGGAGTAGACAATACCTTCATAGTCGTTAGTAATGTAAAGGGCGTTGTTGAATCGAATAAGTTTTCAAACTTGGATGGCATTAATTTGTACTTAAATTTTGAAAAAATAGCAAATAAGTATAGGACATTATGCTCAGTGAACGTTGATAATACAGGCGGTTGGGCGAGTTCTTTTCTAGACATCGCAAAAACAACAGACTATAGAGACAAGGTATTTGGTATAAATTTCGCATCCTCAGCAAGTAACAACATATACGCGAACAAACGAGCGGAGATGCTTTTTAAGTTGAGAGATCTATGTGAAAAGAAAGCTTTCTCTCTAAAGAACTGTCAAGATGTTGTAAGTGAAATAAATGCAACAACATATTTTTTGAACGGCTATGGACAACGCCAAATAATTGACAAAAAATTAATAAAAAAAGATATCGGTCATTCTCCTGACGAGCTTGACGCTGTATCTTTAAGTGTCTTAAATGGATTTAATTTACATACAAATGAAGCAAGGTATTCACCCTTGCCACAACAAGGTTGGTAATTATGAACGGAATTGTAAAAGAGTTTATAGAATTCGCAAATAAGGCGAAGGACAAATATAAATCAGAAATAGATGAGATGAAAATCGACCGTGATATTTTCTCATCTACAAAAGTTTGGGATGAGATAGATGAAAAAGTCAGAGGAAAAAGTAGGGACAAGTCTACAGTAAATCCGCTCCAGAAGTACAAGAATGCTATATGTAACAGCTTTAATCGGTACCCGTATGACGTTGAAGTCGTAGGACAAGCACCAGAAATAATTAAAGACAAATTAAAGAAAATATCTGTTGACTCTGGATTAAATAGCACCATAATGCAATGCGTGTCTGACGCTATTATTATGGGCAAGGGCTTTGCTTTCATTACAACTAACGGAAATGAAATACAGATAAATTATTCAGACGATCCAACACAAGTCATTATAGATAGCGAATCGAAAGCAATTGATGGGAGCGACATACAGAAGATTGCTTTTGTAGACAAGATGAGCTACGAGAAAATAAAACAAACATTTCCTTCTTTCACGCTAACAGAAGATGAATTGAAGGCATCAAAAAATTTAGATGTTGGATGTTGGGAATCGGGAAAGTATAGTTACAATGTTATTAGTTACTTTACCCTCAATGAGGGTGGCGTTACTTTATACAGAATTATCGGCGATGAAGCCGTTGAGACCATTGTTTACGAAGGACTAAAGAAGATACCAGTAGTTCCTTTGTATGCAAATGAATTTTGGAAAGAAGGAAGCAGGCATTACAAGGGCATTGTAAGGGATGTAAGGGATTTAATTAAAATAATAAACTACTCTTACTCCGCTTTAAAAGAAAGACTTGCTTGTCCTTTAATCCCAAAGACAAGGGTTTCTTTCGAGTCGGTAGAAGGCTACTTAGAAGACTACACACAAGCTAACAAATCAACGGCAGGCGTTGAGCGTTATAAAGAATGGTCATCAGATGGGAGAAAATTAACCGCCCCATTTACAGAATATCCAGAACTAAAAAGTAATGATTTATTAGTCGTAATTGGAAATGCAAAAAGTGAGATTTCAGATATCATTGGCGTTCCACAATCTGGTCTTGCTTTTGAAACAGACGCTGCACAGGCAACAGCTACAGAGGTGTTACTTCGCTCACAAGCTAACGTAAATAATGTGTCACACTATTATCAACACGCAAAATCAAGTCTAAAAAACTTGATGAGCATCTGCTTAGACCTCCTATGTTATGTAGAAGGCGTAGAGAATACTTTTGAAATAGCAGTCACTAACGGTCCTGAAACCTATGTTAGAAAAGAGATGCTAAGGCAGCAACTGATGGCAACGCAATCACTTGTCCCAGATGCCGTGAAGCCTTTGATTATGGCAGAAGTTGTGAAGACTTTAGAAATAGAAAATGCAGAAGCATTGAGTAACGCCATTCTTTTGACTTTACCTGAAGAGTTACGGCCAGTGAATAAAACACCGCAGGCTTTGGCTTTAGAATTAGTACAAAGTAAGCAACAGATAGAGCAACTACAGCAAGCGTTGCAACAACTTAGCGAACAAAGTAAGCAGCTGCAAGAGACTATAAATACTGATGTAATTAATAGTCAGAATCAATTGTTGATGGTTCGAGTACAGAATGAAAGCTCTTTAAAAACAAAGCTCATAGAGATGCAACAACGAAATAAAGAATTCGAACTAAACTATCAATTAGAGATAGCGAAAGTAGATGCATCACAACGAGAGAAGCTGATGGAACAAGCTAATGAGCAAGCTAAGATACAAAATACATTAAGGCAAACGGCCCTGAAGGAAATAGAGCTAGCAGAAAAAATGAGGCTAGAAGAGGAACAAAAGAGAAGCGAGTTGTTAGCATTTGCGTTTAATAATAATTAATTTGTATTAAAATTAGTTTATACGTAACACTTGTAATTTTATTTAATTATATTTATAAAAACAAAGGACAGAGATATGGCTGAAGAGCAAGATATAATCAATACGTATCGTGGCATTTCGTCAAACGATACTGAACAAAAAACAGAAGAGCCTGTAGAAGAACAGACTCAAACACCGACAGAAGAAGCCGAGACCCAAAAAGAAACGGTCGAAGGTGAAAGTGTCGAGACACCAGAAGAAAAAAATTCTGAGGGTGAAAAAGAATTTAAAAACAATAGTTCTCCACACGTCGAGCGGATTATAAAAGATCGATTAGCACGACAAGCAAAAAAGCATCAGCGAGAACTAGATGCCTTGCGAGCTGAGCTGCAAAGCCTCAAGAAAAAAGAGGAAGATCCAGAGTTCACAAGAGATGACTTTATTGATGAAGAAGAGTTTGAGCGATTTAAAGCAGACAAATTAAAGAAGTCAATAAAGACAGACGTGATGAAAGAATTTGAATCCTCTCAAAAAGAGAGAGAAGCTGAAAGAGCACAGCAGGAAAAAGTAAACGCAACTATCGCTAACTTCCTTAAAACTCCTGAAGAGGTACAAGAATGGAAAAGCCGGCTAGAAGATTTTGAAGAAGATTATTCTGATTTTCTAGAGAGTGAACAAGGACAAGAGATGTCTTCGTTCATGATTAACAGTAGCGTATTCCCAGTGATGTTTGATTTGATTGCTAGAAACCCTAGCGTTGTAGACAAACTAAGCACATTGAGTACAAAAGAAGTTTACTTCAATTTAAAGCAGCTCGAAGACGCGATTCTGAAAAAAATAACTGGGATAAAAGAAGCCCAACAACAAGAAAATAAAAATGCAGATGAACAAAAACCAAAACATTCTCTGCCTAATTCTGGAAAGTTCGGAGGATCTTCATCAAGCACATCATCAAGGCTAGATCCAAATAGCAAAGACTTTGATGCTAAAGAATACTTGAAAAGAAAGTATCCGAATCAGTACTAAGGAAAAAAATTATGGCAAACTTAGCTTCAAACATTACCACTGCACAACTTGACATTCTGTCTGTTGCTGTTGAAAAATATTCCCCAATTCTTGAAGACGTACGTTCTTCACAGAAGGGATTAAAGGGGCGTACTGGCGGTCTCCTTCGTGTTGTCATTCCAGATTCTGGATCTGTAGTGATCACAGAAAATGGGGTGCGTGATATTACAAATGAAACTTTAGGAAATGAAGAATTTTCAAAAGACTTAAGAATCTCTTCAGCTAACACTTCTTTTAGTGCTACTGTATTAGAGCGAGTGACAAACGTTGATGATTTCGATAAAGAGATCGTCCAGCCTCGTGCCGTGAACTATGGCGAAACAGTAAATGAGACAATCATTGACAAAGCATACACTGTTGCTGGAATCGCACAAACAGCGGCACTTGCAACACTTAACTTTGACGACTTAGCAACAACTGCTGGTAAGCTTCGTGAAAATCGAGCTACTAATTTAGTTGGCTATATGTCTCCTACTGTCGCTGCAAAGCTAGGTTCTAAAGGGGCTAATGGCTCGTTCCTTCCTCCAGCTATTTTGGAACCAATGTACAAAGATTGTCAAATTGGGCGATTCGCAAACGTGCAGTGGAAGGAATCAAAGATGCCTGTATTCACAGTTGGAGCTGCGAATGTAATGGATGATGATTGGGTAATCGACACGGCTGGAGCAGATGGAACCGCAGGAACTATCACACTTGACGATGCTTCGGGAACAACTATCACTGGTTCTACTGTGATTAAAAAAGGTTCTGTATTTACAATTGCTGGCGTTTATGCGAAAGACGTGTTAGGAAAAAATACAACTAATCTAAAGGCTTTCGTTGTGCAAGAAGATGCCACAGGTACATCTGGTGGAAAGATCACGCTCAAAGTTGGTGCGTTCTCAGACACTGGAGCTCATGCCAATGTCAGCACCATGCCTGTAGCTACTAACAAACCAACTCCTGTTAACTGCGGTGCGGCAAAAACATATTCTGTCGTTTTCGTTTTCGAAAAAGGGAACATTGAGTATGATGCTGTCGAGCTAAACACCGCTGGTTTTGAATCTGTTTCTGTTTCTGGAATCGATTCCAAAATCAAAACTACGGCATTAGTTAGTGGCGACGTCAACACGCTAACAGCAAAGTACCGAATTGATTCGGCTTTTGTAACTGGCGGCATTGATGACCGTAGAGCAGCTCTATTGTTTGTAGAAATCTGATAATTAAGTTGTACATATAGACTTAATTTATCTATATTATTTATTAACCCTACCTGTCTGGGTAAAAGACAGTGCGAAGAGTTTTTTTCGTGCTGTCTTTTTTTATTAGGTATAAAATGACTATAAGAGATATAATTACATTAATAGCGGCAGACATTAACTACACTAGCGGAAACAATTCCGTCGGGTTAGAAGAGGCAAACCGAATTCTTTCATTGATGAATAGATGCATTAACATCTATAACACGCAAGGGTTGCTGTCTTTCAATTATCACAGCGAAACACCACAAAAAATAAATGGAGATTACTTTGTAAGTAATGGAATAGATGTTGCTGCGTTGTATGTATTATGCAATTCAAACAAGCTACGTATAAAGCAAGTACAACTAACATCTCTTTATGAGCTTACTAATAGTGGTGTGATGCCATCACTATTTTCTATAAAAAGAAATATAGATGTAAATGGTGTTCGAATGATTCAACTTTTCTTTGATACAAAAAATGTTGCTTATGATTTAGAGGCCGTCATAAAAGAAGACTTGCCTGCATTTAATTTGAACGACGAATTTACGTTACCGCCTGAATACCAAAACCTTTTAATTAGTGACGTTCAATTACGTTTACTTGTGAACGATGATATTTCTCCAAGCTCGTTACTTTATATAGAAAAGAAAAGAGAATTTGAAGAAGTAAAAAAATTAATTAAGGAAGCAAACTTCAAAAATTATGATTTTGGAGAATATGCAATAAGCAAGTTTGATAAATTCAACTCTGGTTTGTTCCTATGAAAAAGCTTCTTAATTCATTTACTGGTGGATCGTCAAAGTACAAAGATTTAGACTTTGTTTCTCATGAAGAAAACTTTAATATGTTTCCAGAAACGCTTGAGTCTAACGAACATTATACAAATAAAGTTCTAAAAAGTCTTACTGGATCAAGAACAATATTATCACAACTAGGTGGATTTTGTAGAGGACTATACATTGCGTCAACAAGCCCGTTGACAAGCTATAACGCTGGAACCCCTTTGCTATATGGTGTTTATGGGGCTAGGGTTTATAGAATTTATAATGATTTTTCTTATGATTACATCGGTGATGTTGCAGATAATAGCGGTCCTGTATCTTTTGCAGAAACAAGCGGAGTGCCTGCACACCTTTGTATTTGTTCTTCTTTTAATATTTACACTATTAATTTAGAAACCGAAAGTTCGTTAGTATCTGTCGATGTGTTGGAGCTGCCCAAAAAGGCTGGAGAGCTAACAAGTATAAGGCCGACAATGATTACGGCTTTAAATTATAGAATAATTTGTAATGATAAAGACAGTGATTACTTTTATTATTCTGAACTCGGAAAGCCAAATGGCATTAATAACAATTACGCTTTTTACAAGTATATGACAAGATATACTTTCATGAAAAAGGACGGAACTTTAGTAACAGCAGACGATAATCAATACTACCCACCTTCAGAAGGTTCATATGTTGAAGGGACTTTAGTCACAGAAGATGTTTGGATGGGCTCGCTTAATTACATAAAGGCCGAGTTCAGAAGCGATAACATAGTTGCCATAAAGGCAATGGACGACTATCTATTCGTTATCGGGTATAGTTCTTATCAAGTATATAGGTGGCAAGATAATATCAACATACCTTTTATAACATCTACAAAAAATAGTTCAATAGGATGTAAGGCACCATATAGTGTTTCATCAATTAATAACAAACTAATTTTCTTAGGTGCTTCATCAGTAGGGACAAATGCTATATGGGTAAGTGATGGGCAGGGCATCGAAAAGATTTCTTCTGCATGGATAGAAGAGCAAATAGAAAGCTTTACAAGAACAGATGATGCATTTTCATTTTGTTATGTTGATGGGAAACATACATTTTATGTTATATCATTCCCTTCTGCTAATAGAACTTATTGTTATGACTTTGATGAAAATGAATGGCATACAAGAGCGACAAGAGACATCAACAACGAACAAAAATGCTGGTTTCCTGCATTTGCTATAAAGTATTCTGACAAAATAATAATGGGTGCTTTCAATGAAGATAAATTAATTTATCTAGATAAAAATAAATATACAGATTACAACGATAAAGTAATAGAACGCTCAAGAACAACTGGCATAATTATCAACAATTTTAAAAAGATGATCATTCATTCTTTAGAACTAATAATTAATTCAGGAAAAACGAGAGTAGAAAAAGAGTATGACGAGCAAATGAATGGGGCAACGCCTGAAGGGTATAATCCTAATGTAATGCTTTTGACTAGCGCAGATGGGGGCTATACATGGAGTGGCGAAAAGTGGGCGAAGGCTGGGCGTATCGGAGAGTATAACTCAAGATGTATTTTTAGAAATTTAGGAAGCCCCCGAAGAATTGGGTTCAAAGTAACGTTTACTGACCCAGCCCCATTTAATATTTCTAAAGCTATTCTTGATTATACAGAGTGTGGTAGATAAATGATAACAAGCAACGTAATAAATCCATATTCTTCAGAAACAAAAGACTTGCTTCCGTTGGTATTAATAAAGAACGGCATGGTTGGTTTGCTCCAATCGGATGGATTAGTTAATTTATCTACAATTAAAAAACTAAATCTTCCAAATGCTATATATGACTACACATTAGACTTTAATTTTTATCAAAAAATAAACGGTGTTAATTTGTATCAAAGAACAAACAAAATTTATATTTGTAAGGAACAGACATCATTAGATATTTCATTAGTCGGCCTTGCGTTTATCCAAGCGAACTTAATTTTAAAACAATGAGGAAAAAAAATGTCAATAGGTAGTTCCATTAATAGTGCTCTTTCAGGTGTTACAGATGCATTAGGGCTTACTAATGTAGAGAGTACAAAAAAAGCGTATGATAAAGCACAGAGTATGTTACAAGATACTCTTGCGCAATCAGGACAAACATATAGCCAAATTTTGGAATCAATAAAAGGGACTGGCCGCAGTCTGCAAGATCAGCTGGGCGGATCTGCTTCAGTAAGCGATTGGATTAATAGCATTAAAGAAGCTGGCAATAAAGACTATTCAGTTGACTCATCGAAAGTAAGCGATTTTGATTGGGGCAAAATAGTAAGCGATTACTTAGACCCCAATGCATCATATATGATCGACCAAGCGACACAAGCCGCACAAAATACATTAGCTGGCCAAGGTGGGCTATTCAGTGGTGGGGCAGGGCAACAACTGCAAGCTGTCGCAAGCGATAAGGCAAGGGAGCTATACGGCGATGCTCAAGAACAAATGAATAAAGAAAAATCATTTGATTACAACAAATTGCTTGACGAGTTGAATATTGATGTAGGAAATGTAAATCGTGAACAAAATCAAGATGCGGCTTATAGTTCAAACTTGGGAAATATTGCTAGTGCTTATCAAACAGCAGTGAGTGACACACAAGAGGGCGTAAGTAACGCCCTATTATCTAAATTACAAAATGACTCTTCTATTCAGCAGACATTAGCAAATATGGGCATTTCGGAAGCCTCTGCGACAACATTTTTGGGTTCGATATTAGGCGATGTCATTGGTGTTTATTCCGCCGTAAAAGGAGGAGGAGGAAAAGATGACTGATTTTAATTTATTCAGATTTCAAAATCAATTAAACACAAAGCCTTTAGAAGAAGGTCTTGCGAGAGATTATGAAAATGCAGGCCGCTCTATTGGTGGCTTGATCGGATTAGGATTAAAGATAAAAGGGGATAAAGAAGCGGAAGAAAAAAACGCTGCCCTCGAAAAAAATAAAAAAGACTTTTTAAACTTTCTTGACAATTACGGTAACGGCTTAACAGATGAAGCTATTATGAGAGAAGGGAATAGATACGGATTCCCAGAAATTGCCGCTGAATTTGTAGATGCAAAGTCTGGAAGGTTAAGCAGAGAAGAATTACTAAGAGCGAGAATCGCCGCGGAAAAAGAAAGCGGAGATACAAGAAAGGCTATAGGAGAGAGCAATCGCTTAACATTGCAATCAAATATCCAAGACCTTGAAGACAATATAAACGAATTGACATTAAAGATAAAGTCACGCTCTAAAGAATCGCAAGAGGCTAGGAATCTAGCGGCTAAAAGGAATGCGCTTCAAAAAAGAGCAAACGATATGAAGAAAAATTACGAAATAAAATTTGGTCCTTTTGAATCTAATTTAATTGACGATGATAAAATAGAAACAGATGATTCTGTATACGAAGAAATCGAAAGCATAGTAGATAGATTAAAAGATAACGATAGTTTTATTAAAGAATTTTCTGGGTTATCAGATACTTTCCAATCACTGGAAAAAGATGACGCATCAAAAACTTTAGATAAATTAAAGTTGTTTGAAAGTAAATTAGAAAAAAACCAGCGTGCATTAAAAGATAGAAAGGATAAGGCTTATAAATCAATTGAAAACTTAAAAAACAAAACTGTAAAAGGTGGAAACGTAAGCAATAACCGATTTATTCTTGATGACATTGCAGCTCTGCATAAAGTTGTGTACGGTAAAAATCTATCAAGAGATGAAGTTGTAAACACATACAAATTAAACTTGATTGAAGGAGAAGATTATTAATGTCAAAGGGTTTGTCTTATCCAATCGACTTCGGAGATAAAGAAAAAAAAATAGTTGAAAAAAACTATTCTAAAATCATAGAGCTTGATAGGCTTCTGCGTGATGGCTCTATTGACGAGAGTGAAGCCGCAAAAAATGAATTATTGAAAATGTTTGAAACTCGTTTTGTGAGTGATATTTTCGAGCCTGTTAAATATGCTGAAGAGATCGCTACGAAAAAAAGGAGTGATAGAGAGGAAGAAAGCCGCAAGTCATTAAAAGATGCTGGTGATAAAGAAACCCCATTATTGACACCAGAGGACATTATAAAAGCATATAAGCCGATTGATGAAGAAGGCAATTTGTATGTAATGGCAAAGGCACCTAATGAAAGCGACAAGGCTTTTATTTCAAGACAGAAGGCCGCATTTAGTAACATGGGATTACCGTGGAATGCAGAAGCTAAAAGGCTTGTATCTTCTGTTATGCAAGAAGAAGGAATAAAAGGGGGAGAGCTAAAGTAGTTAGTGATTACGGAAAAAGTTTGGGTGGGTTTTTAGGTTCTTTTGTTTTTCCGAGGACAAAAGAAAGCGTAGAAAAAGACATTTTAGAAGGCGGTGATGGGAAAATAAAAAAAGCAGAGGTGGCTCTTGATATCGGTGAAAACTTAGCACAAACGGCAGCTCCTTTTTCAAGACTTTTTAAAGGAGTGAAATATTCAAAGGCTATTCCAAGGACTGTTGGAAATGCATCTTTTGCCCCTGTTGCTTCCGAAATAGCAGATGCTTTGTATTACGATGAAAAAACAAATAAAGACCGTGCTAATCCATCTCTTTTTGATATTGTCACGGCGGCAGGTTTAAATACAGCCGCTGATTACAAGGCAATGACAAGAGGGCGGCAAGCTATGAGAGAAGCTGGAATCCCTATTACAGGCTATTCAAGAAATTATTTAGGACAAAAAGAATTAAAAAGGATGACAAAAGAAAATGCGATTAGAAATAAAGAAGAGGCCGCTAAGAATCTTAAAAGGATTCAAGAGCTTCCAAACTTTATCTCTGATGCACAGACATTAAAAAATCCAAACAAAATAAGAAAAGCAATTCAAGAAAAAGGCTATTCTATAGATGAGTTAGAATCCTCTTTCCCAAGTGTGCAAGCTTTTGACGACTGGTTAAATGGTCGTACAGTATTTGAAAACATTGAAGATATAGATAACTTAACGATTCCACTTTTAAAGAAGGCAAGAGCCGACTATCAAAAAGCATCTTCAGAAGCCGCCGAGGTCATTATGAAGGGGGCAGAAAAAAAAGGAAAGGGGGCATTCGGTTATTTTAAGCCCAAAAAACCTGCAAGATTTTCTAGAGTAAAAGATGATTTTGTAAAAGAAAAAGACTTTGAAAAAGGTAAAGAAATTGTAGACAACCTTTTAGCCGCAAAAAAGAAAAACCCATTTGATAAAAAAACAAATGATTTTTTTATTGGCGAGTTAAAAAGAGAAGGATTTACAAACAAAGAGATTGCTGGCATGATGCTTGATAAAGGCTATCAGCCAAGTGTGACCGAATATACCAGCGGCGTTTTTAACAAAGTAATTAAAGAGAGAGAAAAGTTAAAAAATGCAAAGCCAGTAAAGCCTAAGGCGATAAAGAAAGAAAAATCTTTTGAGGCATTGTCAGAAAATCCAGAAGCATATCGAGTTTTGGGAACTGGGAAAAAAGTTAGTGCAGCGGAGAAAGCGAAGTATGAGCAAAGCTTGCCAAAAAAAATGCCGTCGCAATTTAAAGAAGATATTACAAGTCCAGAAAATAGACAAAATATTTTTGACTTAGTTAGGGGCTACGCTATTAGAGAAGCCTCTCCTTTTGTTTCTGGCTCACTGACTAGAGATATAGAGCCGTTCTTCATGGATGATATTGAGGAAGAACGACAAGACAAAAAAAAGCTAGATGAAAAGAAATCTTTAGAAAAAAAACAATTGTTTAAGAAATTGTATGGACGTTAATTTATATGCTATTATCTAAAGCGTTGAAAATGAGTAAGCCGAAGGCGAAGCGAATAAGGAATACCGCTTGGTATTCTGGAAACATTGAAGCCGACGGAAAGATAGACAAAGACACTTATTACAAAAGTTCTTACCACTCAAACATTAATCCTCAAAAATCAAAAAAGGGAACTTGTAACTATTGTTTAAGATGTAACGGCCGTATTTTCAAGGGTTCTGATTTAATTTTGGCGAATGGGGAATTTGGCCATCATCCAAATTGTAAGTGTTCTTTTACCCCAGTGGAAAAGGGCGTAAAGGTGAAAAATGGATTTGTGACAAATAAAGATTACGGTGCAAGAAAAACGCTAGACGCAAGAAGCATGAAGGCTTTACCTATTTCTCAGCTTGGAATGATCGCAAGAAAAAGAGGCTTTGAAAACAAGATTGCAGATAAAGGAAGCATCATGAAATACATTAAAAACTCGAGGTACTAAATGGACATTTTATTTAGCGGCGATACAAGAAGGATGTTTTTAGATTTAAATCAAAAGCCATTAAATGGGATGGTTCAATTTTTAGATTTTGGAACAAGCAATCAGAAGGCTATATATAACGAAGAAGGCACACCAATAAACAATCCTGTGAGCTGTTCGTTTGGAACGCTGCAATCGTCAGTAAAACTCGTTGGGAAATATACTGTCAAGCAATGGTTATATGTTGGGAATGGCGACCCAGTAAGTGATTGGGCAGACGATGACTTAAGAGCTTTAAACTTTCAAATGGATTCGGTTTACCCTGCGTTCGGTGATTCTTTGCAAACACCTGCAACTGCGACAAATGTTATTTCGGTTGATACAATCGATCAATTAAAAAACATTAATACAGAATCAAATCTAATTTTAGTCAAAGGATATTACACGCTAGGCGATTGCCCTTCAAGATATTTTTTCAGAGATAGTTCTGGCGTAGCGAATAGCGGAAGCTGCTTTAAATCAAACAACGGCGAATATTATTGGAAATTGCTTTTAACATCGAGCGAGATTGACGCTTCATGCTTCGGAATAGTCGCAAGAGAAGGCTATAACTATCATGTAGAAATGGCTGATTTTTCTTTATTCTGTTTACAAAATAGAATTCAAAAAGCAATATTCAAAGATACCATTTGGTTTAGTGGCACGGCAGATTTTGGTTATACGTGTTTTGTACAAAGTAATATTATTTATAATATGTTTACTGGTACTGGAAGCATTATATGCAGCGACACGAACATTATAACTACTGGACTTGGCGGATACTTTACTTTGTATGCAGAAGAACAAAAATCTTCATTAAGAGCAACATGGACGCACTGTAAAAAATTAATAATAAATAGTTCTTTAGATGGTAGGACCTTACAAAATTTATTTTTAGATTTCCATGGTGCCGGAACTATTAGTAATTGCATTATTTTTAACTGCGTTTTTTCAAATGCTTATAATGGATGCTTGTTAAGTGGCAACACATTCAGCAACGTACATGAAGTTCGTTCAAGTTGGTTTTCAGAAACATCTATTGCTATCGGACAATACACTGGGATAATAAAATTTATCATTGATTCTGTTTGCGAGGTTACTTTGTCCGAAAGTAACGTAATCACATCTTTTGTTTTTGAAAAACTTGGTGGTAAATTAAAATATACTGGCTCAAATATTAAGAATATTGAATGCTCTGAGC